CGAGAATGAACAACAACAACAATAACAACAACCACGACGGATTCGAGGTGGCCCAAGGGACACCTCAAATCGCTAGAATCGACTACAACCCCACGGGGATTAGAGTCGGATTCAGAGTCCCGGAAACATCTAAAGGGTGGGTAGAGAAGCGATGTCCAGTAGCCGTGTGCGGCAAGACTGATCATGCTCACCCCAATGGCGCGTTGGCTCGCGCGGTGTTTTACGAGGAGGTCGTAAACTTTTCCAACCCTGGCACACTGTTCATTTGTGTCGGGGAAAGCAATACTCGGCCCAATTGCCTTGAGTTGCCCCAAAACCAACGCCACCCCAACGTGGCCCGACGTCGAGCTCCTTTCCACTTCCAGCGACCAAACCTGGATGCCTGGGACCAGTTGAGACAAGAAGACGCTCTGGCCAACGTTCGCAGTGGTGCCTCTTATGGAACAACTTGCTTGTGTGACATGTCCCTCTGCACTCACGCTAAGCATGCCATCAATGAGATGTTGGTTGGTCGAGACTTGATCACCGTGACGTACGTACTTTATGACGTTTACCCCGTGACACTCCAGCAACTTGAGAAATTGGCGACAGACTCATTGGCGTACGCTCACGCTAATGACCTTCACATCAAAGTGGAATTCGCGATTGGCCTGACGAAATTTCAGGACTACACCGGTTCACTCTTTGGAGGGGAGTATAGCTACGCAAGGTATTCCCACGGGGAGATCTGCGCAAAAGTCAAAGGGAACGGGACCGTCAAGTATGGGCCTCACCCAGCATGTGATTTCATGCATACGATGACCCCTCATTGGGGATCACTTGTGTGGAAGATGCTGTTTGAGACGGGGCCAAACGATGAAGTCGCCGCATACCGCATGGTCATTAGTGACAAGAGCGCGCCACGCACCAATTTACCATTGGAAGGCTACGTGATGCCAGAGTGTGAGGAAGAAGTCGAACCTAGTCTTCTCCCCTTGCCCTTTGCATTGTGTGCTGAGTTGCGCATGCTTGCCCAAGGCCAGCCCCGAGACAACCGCTTGAGAGCCGAGCTCACACGCCGCGCCCGCCGTATTGTTACTGGCCGCGACCCGCATGTGGAGTTGACAGTGCCCGAGCATTTGCGTGAAGAGATGGTGATGATAGCAGCCACAGACGCACTCACCTACATCTCGCCCGCGGAGCAAAGAATGTTTCAAAGCGTCGATCAGAACGCAGCCTCATTGGAACTCCACAACCACCGCCTGAAAAACTGGGGTGCAAGCAAGAATCTCTGGATCCCGATCCTCGCCTTTATTACCACCGTCATGTTCAAAGTGATGGTAGGTTATGGCCTGGTTTCCTGGGTCCCAGATCGATATGTCTTCTTGTACCACCTGGTGACAGCGATCGTCTCTGCACTTGCGGTGACCATATGCGCCACAGCATTTTCCCTCATCTTCGGCATCCTGGAGGTTAGGCGAATCGCGTGGGCGCGTGGTTGGCCCGTGCACAGATTGTTCTGGACGTATGTCGTACTTCTCATGTTTGTTAGTGCTGCGGTAGCACACAAGCCGGACGATTATGACCCCTTCGAGTGCATTGATTTCGGATCGGACTGTGAGTATCGTGACACGTGCTCAATATTCCCCCGACTCAGAGACATGACTTGCCCGACCCAATACCAACCGTACCACTCTTTGCAGCCAAGCAAGGAGGTGAATCAAGGAGCCAAGTATAAAGTACTTGAGGAGTCTGGGCACCGCAAGAGTGCCGGGCCAACCGTATTCGGAGCCACTAGCGACCAACACCCCGTAAGCGTGCCCGCAGCCTGTCAGTGTAACGAACTGATCGCGCTGACTAACAGGGCATTGCTGAAGGTACCAGGGTGTGCCAAAGGCGCGTGGGATGAGGCTTTCGAAATATTTGCCAAACAATACGAGAAACTGCGTGTCAAAGCAGGAGAGACGTTTCCCATCAAGACGATCGAGTGGAGTGAGTGGTTGCACCGCCCCCAGATCACTATGGATGTTCGTGCTCGCCTGGAAACCGCAAAGGACTCGTTGGCAGATCGCGCGTTGGAAACCAAAGACTACTTGAGAAACTTTTTCGTGAAAATAGAAAAATGGGTTAAATCAGAGGAGTATGCACCGAGAGCCATCCAGGGCATGACGGACAGGTTGCAAGCTGTGATTGGCCCATTTTTCTACTCTTTGTCTAAAATTCACAACAAAATCCTGAGCTCAAGTGCACCTATATGTTATGCACCAGGACTGACTGCGGAGCAGATTGGCGGTTGGATTGAGGAATGGAGTGCCGTGTACCCATACTTCTATTCAGCTGACGCCGTCCGCTTTGACGCGCATTTGATGGAACCAGCGTTTGATGGTATTAATAAGTTCTATAAGGACTATATTAAAGCGCCCACTCGTGTTCTTGACGTTGTCAAGCAGAAAGTACATAAAGCCGGATACACACGCTTTGGGATCCAATACCAAGCGGAGGGTACTCGAGCATCAGGTGACTCAGATACAACTGAGGGGAACACAGACTTTACGTTGTCTTCAACCACCGCCGCGCTGATTAAGCAGGGATTCCAAGGCCCAGGGATTGACTTTGCTATCATCGCAGGAGGAGACGACCAAGTGTTTGTGACTTCCCGCCCAATAGACGAGACGTTGTACCATGCCTACCAGTTGTCCCTAGGCATGGAGATCGAACTGATACCAGCAACAACCTTGGCAAACGTGGATTTTTACAGCGCGTTGCCATACCCAAGCACTGATGGCATAGTGATGGGGCCGAAAATAGGTCGCATCCTGGCTCGCTTGGGCACTTCCTCCAAACCACAGAGCGATTATGACGCGTACATGTACTCTGTAGCACATGGTTTGTACAACATGACAGCCCACATCCCAATGGTCCGAACTTTGATTTGGAAGATGATGCAGCTGGGGAGGGAGAATGAGGTGATTGTTTTTGAAGCACACAAGATGAACGCCACTCATGCCCACGGGGTGAGTGACGAGGTCTATGGCTTCCTTCGGGATCGATACAATATCAGCTTGGATGTTATTGACCAAGTTGAGAACGAGATCGCCAACATTCGATCGTTTCCGCACATATGGCAGCACCCAGCCATAGCGGAAATGATCGAGGTTGACGGTTAAGTGTCTCGTCACAACCGTAACTCCGGCATGGGGGAATAAAAATTATGCCGGTCATGAAGCTAAGCAATCATGCGGAAGTGAGCTAGTCGCTTTAGTGCGATGGGCCGTTGAATATCCAGCACGGAATCAAAACGAAACAATATGCAAGCACCCAAACAAAGACAAGGCCGCCGCCGTCGTGGCGCAGGCCCCGGCGACAGATCCAACTCGTTGACCGGAGGCAGCGGGGACGTCAAGCCCGAGTTCATGAGCGGTACCTCTGCTCAAGCCGTTGCCGACACCGCACTCTCCACAGCCTACCCTTTGCCAGTTTTGCGCAACTTCAGCAGTGGCAATGGGTCCAAAGCCCAAATCATCGAAATTCTGAAGGTTGGTGTGATGTACAGCATCACGCCCACCGCCGTTTACCAAACCATAGCGGCAGCCTTTGGTACCAAGAACAACGCAGCTACGGCGATTGGTTTGGCCACGCCGGACGTGTTTGCGTTTTTCAAAGTTCAGTCCTCCTTCACAGCGGCCGGCACTTCAGCGCCGCAGGAGGTGGTACACTGGCAAGATTTGACCGATGGAGCTGGCAATGGAATCTTAGTTGCAACTGACAATATCTACGTCCAAGTGTCGTCCGCAGCCACGGGCGTGGCCAACTCCATTGGCTGGAAGATCCTGTACCGAGTGTACGGAGCATCCGTCATGGAGTACGTTGGAATTGTCCAGGGTCAGCAGTGATCACGCACACAACAGCCTAAAAACAAAAC